GACAAATTGTTTGATTTCTTGTATCTCTTTGTACAAACCAAGCATTGATTTGAACTTTGTAGCGTTGTTGATCAAATAGTTTTCACTATCATATATCAATTTTTTCTTAGCAACCTGTGTTTTTGGTGTTTTTATCTTATCAGCAAGAGGTTTTACCTTACTATGATAAAAATTAGTCAAGTCTTCAAGTGCTTGTGTTGTATTTGATATAGTCTTTTGATTTTTAATTTGACTATTAAAAAATTGTTTAAGGTATGAAGATACATGCCATTTAGCATCTCCTGCAGTACCAGAAAGAGTAGTCAATTCATCTAAAAAGTCTCCAGATGCAGCACACATCTTTTCTATGTTAGCAACGTACTTATCAAACAACACTTCTTCTGAATGATTTAAACCAACTCTATCCATTGGAGTGTCATTATCAACAGATAACACTTCAATAGATCCTTTTACCTTTGCACCAGCAACCGCTTGCATAGTTTGAAAATCAGTACCTCTGTAATGTGTATGAAAAACTACACCTATCTTTGCTTTGCCTGTTGCTACACCTATAGGATGATCTACAGGTATACCATACGTTATAGTGTTTGGTGTGAATGTATATAATTTCTCTCCATTAACTGTTTCTCTTTTTACATCAGTAGTAAACAGTAAATCTCCTTGAACTATGCCTTGTATACCTAAAGTAGAAAAATACTTCAAAGAATATTTTAATTTTTCTGCAAGATCTCCTTCATAATATAAATCTACATCAGCATCACGGTAACATGCTTTAGAATTTATTGCGAAAACAGATTTTGTTCCAACAAAAAACATGCCACTGTTAGGATCAGTACCGCATACAACTGATGGTGCACCATCCCATTTAGTTTGCATAAAACCTGTGCTGTTATCACATCCAAGCATCTTTCTCAGTTCCTTGAGAAAATTAACAGACGCTATACAACCCTCAACTCCATAGTTGAGCATCTCATCTTCTAAATGTTCAAGGTGTTTTAGTTGAGTTACGTTTGCCATTAACTATCGTCTGCTATTTCTGTAGAATCTCCTTGATGTCCTGTTGCAACAGTCTCGCCTTTCATTGTATATTTTGTCTGTAACTTATCAGGATATACACGAAGTGGATCTGCAGCAGTTCCTTTATCAGTTGTGTTTCTAATGTTAAAAACCATGTTAAATACAGGAGTTTCCATACTTATATTAACACGTTTCCTCCCTCCTGTCTCACCACCGTAACTTATTTTTACGTTAGATGGAGTGCATGCTCTTTCTAAAAATTTCTTATTTATTTCTAGATGTTTAATTTTTGTTCCTCTCTGTAAATGCACGTAATGATAACCATATCCTAGAGATCCCATGATAAGTTCCTTTATTAATTTAGAATTATAATTTGGACTATTATCTACTTGATGATATCTTCTATTACCATTTTGAAATTCATTAAAAGTAGCACATAAAAATTGTTCGTTCAAACCAAAAGTTTTTATCAATGCTTTTCCGTCTGGTTTTGTTATTTTTCCTGCCTTAACTTCGTCTACAGTAAATACAGTAGTTTTTAATCCAACATTAGATAGGTTAGTTGTACCACTAGTTTTAAGTGAAAGATATATTTTACGTTTTTTCTTATTACATTCAGTATCTAATGTTATATCAGTAACAGTAGAACCTATATCATATCCATTGTTACGAGATGCAGTTCCTACTTCCCAATGTTTATCTACTAATTTTATTGGTCTTTTTTTATTTGATTTACCCTCAGGAATTACAACAATTTTTTGACACTTTTCTAACTTATAATATTTTATTATGTCTTCAAGAAAACTTTTGTATTTATTGTTATCTATAGTATTTGTATCAATCCATTTGTTAAGAGCGACTTCCATGTCTCTCTCAAATAAACTTCCTTGATTATTCTTTCCTTTTGCTCCTCTACTACCATCACCAAAGTCTGGTCTCAATTTTGTAAGACTTAATTCTTTTATAAGTTGTTTTATAGTAAATCCACCTTCTAACAATCTAATAATCTTACATTCATTCTTTTTACTAGAATCAAATGCTAAAGGATTTTTTACGATATGTCCATAATGTTGAATCAAATGTCTGTACAAAGCCAATGCTTCTATAGCAGATGTTTCATTCATAAATTTTACTGCTTTTCCAGCTTCTTCAAATGTAGATGGTAGGATGTCGAATGCCACTTACCTATCCCCTTTCTTCCTATTTTCAGAAAAGTAAACATCGAACGATCCCTCAGGATAACGCTTCTCTAATTTCTTGACATTAGTAGCAATCACTTCATCAAATGATACTTCAAGTGCCATGCATGCCTGTGCTACGTACCACATGATGTCACCAAGTTCAATGATCAGATGTTCTCTGTTGTCTTCGTTCCATGGTTTACCTTGGAATACCATCTTCTTAATGATCTCAAGGAACTCTCCACCTTCAGCATTAATCCCAACACCAGCAGTGGTAAGACGTTCAATATTGGCACCTTCTCTGTCAAGTTCACCCAAGCGATCAACAAGAGATTTAAAATCCTTACTAGGAGTGCTTGTGACAGCATCCACGAAATGAGTGTACCTATCAAAGTCCACATGCTTTATACGTTCCATTCTGCAAATTTAGATAATCGGTTTTGTGTTTGTGAGAATTGTTGTAAGGTTTCTCCCACCTCTTCATCTTCTATAGTAATAGCAGAAGAGTCATCTGCCACATCATACAACCTCATTTTCGATCTGTCAATTCCCAGAATGAATTTTCGTGAGGTAGTCGGGTCATTGTATCTGTTCTTAAGTTGTTTGACCAAGATGCGACCTTGTTGTTCAAGTTCCTCAGTAGATATAAGGGCAAACATAAAATCAGCAGTGGCAGGGAGACCAAAAGACTCAGAAGTGTCAGTGAGATCGGGATCAGAGTTACCGTAACCGCTACGAGTAGTTTGAGTAGCAGAGATAATAGGTAAATTACTTTCCACAGCAAGACCCCGAAGCTCTTCAGCAATCGCTTTAACATAGGTATACGAATTAACAACAGCACCTTTATATCTAACAGAAGCACAAATGTTTAGATAATCAACAAAGATAAGATCAGGTGTAAAATCTTTCTTTAATTTAAGATCACTTAGGAGTGCCTTAAAATGTCCTGCATGTGCAGATGCAGTAGGGTACTCTTTAATGATCAGTTTACCTTGTGTCTTTCTAGAGATCTCATTTACTTTTGAATTAAATAAAACCTCAGGTAGTTCCATGATGTCCTTGACGCTTACGTTTAAAAGATTTGCGTCAATTCGTTCAGCAATCTTCTCCTCTGCCATTTCACATGTAATGTAGAGAACGTTGTACCCCTGAGTGAGGGCGGAACCAGCCATGTGGCACATGAATAGAGACTTCCCGACACCTGTACCAGCAAGAGCGATGTTGAGAGTCTTGTTAGGGAGACCACCTTTCGTGATAAAGTTAAACTTTTCCAAATCAAAGGGAATTTTCTCTTCTTTCCTGTGGTAGAATTCATATCTGTCTGATGATTGTTCAATGTAGTCATGTCCGATATGTTCATCAAATGAAACTGCCAAAGCATCTTGTAAAATACTGGGTATAGCACCCTTTGTGAACTTTTTGTCTCCGCCATCAGCGATCTTAATAGACTGCATGAGTGCTAAGTATATAGCACGATCTTGACACCATTTCTCTGTGGCATCTAACAACCAGTCATAATCCACCCAGTCATCAGATAGAGAATTTATTCCCTGTACTGAATCTTTGAATGTCTCTTCTGTAAGGTCTCCTCTGCTCTGTAGATTAATTGTGAGGACTTCTTTAGTAGGTACTTTATCGTACTTAGCAGCGAAGTCAGCAATCTCTTCAAATACAATTTTTTCATGGTACTCTTGGAAATAGTCTGCTTTTATAAATGGCACTACCTTGCGATAGTATTGCTCATTGTATATTAGATTGCGAAGTATTGTTTCTTCTATTCTTTCTGTCATTCTAGTTTTAACCTCGCAAATGATTTCTCACTTAATCTCTTCTTTTGAAGTTTACCATAATCTTCATTCAATTCGCAACCAATATAATGTCTATTTAACGATTTAGAAACAACTGCTGTAGTTCCTGATCCCATGAATGGATCTAGAACTATGTCTCCCTCTTCACTCCCTGCCTTGATACAAGGTTCAATTAGATCAGGTGGATACACTGCGAAGTGTGCTCCCTTATATGGTTTGTTTGTTATTGTCCAAACATCTCGTTTATTTTTCCGTTCATAAGACTTGGTAAGACCACTATGAGGTTGAAGGCCAGTGCCAGGATTATGGTACTTACCGCTTGTCCTGTCTCGTTTACCCCAATCTTGCTTAACTGGTTCTTTGATTGCTTCGTTGTCATAATAATACTTACGTTGTTTACTTAATAAAAATATGTACTCATGTGATTTAGTGCATCTGTCCTTGACAGACTCAGGCATAGGATTAGGTTTATGCCATATAATATCCTGACGTAGATACCATCCATCTGCCCTCAATGCAAATGCTAACATCCAAGGTATACCTATCAGGTCTTTCTCTTTCAATCCTTCTAACTTATTGCCACGCTTATTACATTTGTCAGGTAGATCTTGCTTAGTCTTAGATACTGATTGTTTAGGATATGACTGACCTTTGCCAGGTCTATAGTTGTAGTAACTATCTCCTATATTAACCCACAGTGTTCCATCATCAGTAAGAACATCACGCACTGATCGGAACACTGATACTAAATTTTCAATAAACTGCTCTGGTGTTTCTTCTTGTCCTATCTGATTATCTTCATTACCATAGTTTCTTAAACCATAATAAGGTGGACTAGTAACACACATGCGTGCTTTGACATCAATAGTAGGGAGTGTATCTCTACAATCTCCAAATAATATCTTATTCATACTATGAATATAGCATAAGATTTATAACCTGTCAATCTATCGTCTCTTATTGCTTCCCCTAACTAAACATTTATCATTCAATATAGTACTAAATTCTTTTGTGACAGTAGCAAAAAACTGCGGTTGTGCAGTAAACGTACCTTTATACCATAGTTCCATATCTAAGATGGGTACACCTGCTTTTGATAGTTTAAAAAATATTTTTGCTGCTTGTCTACTTTTTGCTTTTTTATCTACATCAACTGCAATAGTATATTTTTTGTTATTCTTTGTTAGTTCATTCAATCCACATAGTATGGTATGAAGATCTTTTGCATTCCCTTGACCTATATCAGGTTTACCTTTCTTAATCTGTCCTACACCAGTGACTAAAGCAAATCCAAAAGAAAAATCTTTTAGTTTTTTACTAGCAGAAAGTTCATCATATAGTTTTGTTTTAAGTACAAGGTTTATTAAAGTGTTAGCAAAAATATCTGCATTGTTATTCATGTATCTAACAAGAGA